CACCACCGCGGTCACCACCGCCTCCCTCTCCCCCCTTGCCCCCAGTGACGGGTATAATCGCTTGTGACGATACGCATGAATTGGCATGAATCATGGTATTAGATAAATTAGAAACATGAATATATAAAAAATTTCAATTTTTTTTCAAAATTTATCCATACATAGACTCTGGTACTACTTTTACATCATTTAATAGTATATCTATGTGCTTTTTAGTGACTTTTAATGGGAATCTTAGATTTTCAATCTTAAACGTCCAATCCAGGACACCATATGAACCATCTATATCAATTGACGTTCTTAGGATATCTAATCGCTTACATATGGTATCAATATGTCTTTTTAACTCTCGAACCCCTCTATCACTCTTCTTATTTTTTGTTAAAATATACTCTATAACCTGATCATCAAAATAAACTTGATTTTTTAAGCCATAATCATCCAACTTCTTAGGAATCAAAATATTCCTACAGATATCTATCTTCTGTAATGTACCATAGCCTTCTACATCAACTACATATAATCTATTTCTCAATATAGGATTTATCATATCAATATTATTTAATGAGCATATAAACCAAATATTACTTAAATCAATCGGAATATCAGATATAAATTTATCATAAAATATATTATTTTGTGTATTGTCTAGAATATGGATTAATTGATTCACTACCTCTATTCCTTCAATTGAATCACTAATTTTATCAATCTCATCAAAAAATATAATCCCATTGTTACATGACATTTTTATTAAAGCATCAACTATGATTCCCTGTTTAGATCCAACATAAGTATTTGAAAATCCATCTAAAAATGATCCATCTTTAATACCTCCTAAAGATATATGATAGAATGGTAGATTTAAAGATTGAGCCATAATATGAATTATTTTTGTTTTGCCAACACCAGCGCTTCCAACCAAAGATAATATTAATTCTGATTTTCTCTTCTTTATAAACCGATTAATAATTTGTAACATTAATTCTTCTTTCACATTTTTCATACCATATAATTCAGTATCAAGTTTAATTTTAATATGTTTTAAAAAATCATTGGTGTTTTTAATCGGTAACTGAATTGTTTTATTGAAAGGTATATTTAATACCTGGAGTATCCAATGTTTTAATTTAAAATATTCAGTATCTTTTTCGCTCATTTCTTCCAACATTTTATATTTATCATATATAATTGACTTATATTGATCTTCAATATCCATTTTAATTATCTTTTCTTTTAAATCAAAGGAAACCTTGTTCAATGATTCCAATCTTTTAATTTCACCTTCCATTTTTTCTCTGTTTTTAATCTCTTCAGATGTCATATTTAATATCTTATTAATTTCAATCTTTAAAATATCTCGATATTTGATATATTCTTCCAAATTGTTTTCATTATTTTTCATTATACAGTATTTTTCAACCAATTTTAATTTATCAATCTCATTTACATTTTTTAATGATAATATGTTATCAATAGTAACGGTGTTATCATATAATTGTAGTTTAATCTTCTTAAAAAGTTCAGTCATTTCCTTATTCTCTTTTTTACTCTTACTCCCCAAGATTACATTATCTGCCTCCAAATTTAAATCACCTAAATTATACATATGACATTTTTCATCAAAATTATCTATCTTTTCATTATCTAATGATGCTTCAGAATTGGCCCTCTTGCGACCATCTACCTTTTTACTTGATTCTAAACTTTCTTTAACCCCTTTACCAACTTCCGCGAGTAATTTCTTATTTTTTTCATCAGTTTGTGGATTATTTTTAGGTAAATTTAATGATAATTTAATTTTGCTTTTTTGATCTCTTTCATCATCAGATTCATCATCAGTATCAAATAGGTTATCTAATCTTCTACGTTTACTCATTTATAAAATTAATATTTTTTATTTCTTATATAAAAAAACTACTAAATTTTAACTATTGTTAACCAACTAAATTTTAACTATTGTTTACCAACTAAATTTTAACTATTGTTTACCAACTTTAAATAATGTTTACCAACTTTAAATAATGTTTACCAACTTAAAATCTTATAACGTTTACCAACTTAAAATCTTAAACAAGTTCAACCGATTTTCTTACAACCCTTAAAATATCATACATTATCTTACAATCCACTTCATTATACTTAACAAGATCATTAAATTCTCTCATCTTTATCTTCTCAACATACCGCTTATATGCCAAGCTACTAATTTTATTATCTCCCAGAATGTCTTCATTCCAGTATGTATTTATCAGTTTATTTTTATATAATCCTTTTCCAACACTTTTTAATGAAAACCCATAGGAACCCTTAACCGTTATTACATTATCACGAAAATATTTATAAAGGTCAAACCATTTAATATCATTTAATGGTAATTTTAAATTAGATATTAATTTGTTTAATTGATTTGGTTCAACTGAACTCCAATGATAATACAAAGGTTGATAATTGACTTTGTATTTACGATTAATAGTATCAATATAGGTCAGTAATTCATCATACATTTTTCTTTCCGAATCCTCGCTTAAATCATCCAGTGTAAAGCATTTATAATTCCATTCAGATGAAAATACATATCCTAATCCAATCATATAAACATAATTATAGTTATTATGTACAATTGTTTCAAAATCAATGTAATACTCTAATCTTTTTGAATCTAATACTCCATCTTCATTCACTAGAGTTTTATAGAATACTATTTTACTACTCTGATCACGATTTGTACTTAAAATGGCATCAACTAATTCCCCTATTTTTCCATTAATACCCAGTAATTCACTCGTTAATGATGGATTATCCCAACTTTTTATTCCATTTTTAAATGCTATTTCTCGATGTTCCGGTGTTAAATATGAAATCAATGTAATATCTTTTAATTCTTCAGCAGACTTTGATTTAATATTTCTGTAACCATCATCATTAGTATTACACATATTTGGATAAATATGTTTATTGGATGGAGGACGATGAGTCCAATCAGTTGATTTATTTAATTCGTGTAACCATTTAATGGAACTATCAGTTTCGGTCATAATAAAATCATCAGTTTTATTAAAATCAATTGTTCCTAATTTATCATCAAAATCATTTGATTCTTGAATAATTTTTTGTTTGTTAATACTCCGCTCCATCTTCCATCCTTTACCCATAATAAATGCCTTGGAAGTATTAACTTTTTGCATATGTTTTAGAGCTTCATTATATACGTGTAATTGAAACTTGAATGGTTTTACACTAAGACTGTTACGAATTGTTGTATTATCTACATTTAATTGTAATTTACTGTTTTTTATATCAACCGCATAATAAAAATGTTTATGCGGAAATTCTGACTCTAATTTCTCTAATTCATACTTATTATTCGTAATCTCATTGATGTAATCATCTCTTACTAGTAAATCTACACTTCCCAAAGTTTGATTCTCTGGATTTTGTACCACTCCCTGATATATTAATGGTACTCCACGATACATAGAGTTAAATGTTTTTAAACATATATCCTTATCACGTGCCATATATGATTCACCAATTTTAACTATTTTGTCTGAATATTTTTCAAATAATTGTTTGATTATTTTATTTTCAAATTCAATCCCATCTTTAAACTTTTGCTGGACAAAATCACCTAACTCTCTCCTCATACGTTTCATATTTGGATTTCTCTTTACGGGAGTATCTTCAAAATTTAATATATTGTATTCGTCATAATAGTCCATACATCTATCATTAAGAGCACTATTTCGAGTCTTAGAAGCGGATACCCATGTTTGATCAACTTTATAATTAAAATTATCTTTTATCATTCTTTGATAATTTGAATCATCGTCAAATTCAGATCTGGATCTCTTTGTATTTTCAAAACGAATGATATTTAGATTTGAAACATGAATTAACTTGGTATTATAAACATAGATATTGTACTCGGGCAAATTTGAGGTGCTTAATATCATTTTATATTTATTAATTACCTTTGGATCAATATTATTTGGTTGATCGGCAATGATGTAATCTATTAGTTTATTCTTCTTGATACCATAAATTTCATAGTTAATATTATTGATTTTTAGATAGTAATTCAATCGTAAGACATCTGGAATTTTTAGTTTTGAATTATATATTCTATCTAATAATGTATTAGCTAATATTGGTAGACATTTTGATAATAGATTTGAAATGCGGCGATCATATACTGCTTCTAATATTGACATTATACTTGTATAATTAATGATGGTTTAAATTGTTAGTGTGGGAATATCAATTTTTATTAAATATGAGTGTAATGAATATTTAATAAAAATTGGGGCGAATGAGCGCTAGCGAAATGAGAAAACAGTTTTTTTAATTAATTGGAGCAAGGCGGAAATTAATTAAAAAATTGGAGCAAAGCGAAGGTGAGAAAACAATTTATGGCGAATTAAACAAGGATTTAACTTTAATAACTTTAAATGAGTTCATAGATTCCTACATCTCTAAAACAGACTTATATTCATCAATTAATTTTTTATTATTTTCAATCTTTTTAATTAGATCATTATTTAAAATTCTTATATTTTCAAAATCTTCATTTTCAGTCTCAGTTTCTGCTATTCTAATTTCTAATCTTTTAATGTCTTCATTCAATGAATTTTGTAATGGAATTATATCTTCTAATTTCTTAGTTATTTGTGTCATATTTAAATAAGTATACCATTTAATATTTAAACTATCAAATATACTAGTGTCTAATACATCTTCTATTATATTTATTTGATTTTGTAAATATTCTTTCTCACTACCTTCATCTTTTTCACAACCCTCAACTTCATCATACCGAGTATAATATACTTGAATATTATTATCATCTAAAATATCATTAAAAAGTTTTATTATGGAAGTATTTAATTCCTTTATTAAATTGCTTTCATCATCACATTTTTCTAATACTAAAATAGATTCTTTGATATCATTAATAAATGAATGAATATATGGATCAATATTATTAATATTAATTTTACTTAGACCCTTAAATTCATCTAATAATTCTTCTATTCTTTCTACAATATTTTCATTTATTCTTAAAATTTCCTTAATTTTATTGTATGTTATTACAATATTTTTAATATGTATAATGGTATCTTTTGAATCTTTTTTAGTATTAAATACATCTAATATTTCATTTAAATATAATTTATTTTCATTAAATAAATCATCAACTGTATTTATTTTTTTATCATTTAATAATTTATCAACTTTAAAATATATTATTGATATTATTCTAACAGCATTAATAAATGTTTCATTATTTATTTCAATAATTGTTTTCTTTTCACCTAAAACTAATTTATAAATAGTTTCTATTAATATTGTTATTTCTTTCTTTCTGGTTTCTAATTCTAATTTATTAATATCAATAATATCATTAATTTTATTATACATTTTTGTAAATAGATTACTATTATTTGAAAATAATTTGTTATAGATATTATCTAATTTTTTTAATGATTCGTGTATATTAGTATCTAGTTGTAATAATTCATTTTTGATTTCGTAGATGTTGAGATTGTAGTTTATGTTTACGTTTACGTTTACGTTTGTATACCCATTAGACCCATTAGACCCATTATTCCCATTAGACCAATTCATCTCCCTATTAAATAAGTGAACCGATTTGGATATAATAATTTGGTTACTATCAAATAAATTTACCATATATGGATCATTTAAGCCCTTATACAAGATATTACAAATATTTTTATTATATAAACTATCTAAAAAATTTTTATCTCTTTTTAAGATAAAATAATTAATACAATCTTGATACTTATCTAAAATCAAATCTTGTGTAACTAATATTTCAAGAATAAATCTCTTAATATTTAAAGCATATTTATCATATAAAAGTAAATTATTTGAAAATATTATTTCTTCAATTTCCATTATGTATAATATTTATAATAATATACGTAATCTAACAATAAACTTCTTTCTCTACTTTTTACTAAAAACTCCCTTCTCTACTTTTTACTAAAAAACTTCTCTACTTTTTACTAAAAAACTTCTCTACTTTTTACTAAAAAACTTCTCTACTTTTTACTAAAAAACTTCTCTACTTTTTACTAAAAAAATTGATATCCTATGTATCTAATATATAGGCAAAGAAGGTTATATATATATTTAATTAAATATGGAATTAATTCAGTCAAATCTTACATCCTATCTAGGTAATATATCATTTACCGGAAATGATCAACTTGATAATATGTTTAAAATGCAACTTGGTTTACAAATATTTACATTCATCTCAACAAGTTTTGGAATAATAGCACTTGCTTTTGGATTAATATTTAAACTTCCATTATATTTACCATCAACAGTACTATGGTTAATTCGAAAGAACTACATTATAATTGAAATTGAATCTGGATTAAAAATGTATAAATTACTAGTTTCGTATCTAAAAGAATATCATTCTGAAGAAAAAGCGGTTATGAAAAATCAATTATACTTATTAAATGGACTAAATTCATTTGATTGGATTGAAAAATTAGGATACATTCCAAAAAATTCTAGATCAACTTATTGTGAAAAAAGTTCCAAAGCAAATGAATATCAATCACCACAACCTTGTTACATTCAAAAAAAAATTATGTTTGAAAATATAAGTATTTGGATAGAATATGATGTAAACTCTTTATCATATGATTATGATACTCAGAAACCATTCTACATGTATTTTAATTATTGGCATTGTAATCGAGCTTTTATTCATCGTTTTCTTAAATATATAAAAACTCACGTTAGAACATGTGAAGATACTGATAAATCAATGCTAACATTAAGATATGCTAAAGTGTATGCTCGGGATGATTATGTAGAATTTACTAAAAAGAGTGCTCCCAAGAGAAAATTAGAATCTGTGTATCTGAAGAAAGAAATAAAAAAGAAATTATTGGATGATATTACTAAATTCAAAGATATGGAATCCTTTTACAAAGAACATAGTATATCTTATAAACGAGGTTATATGTTAGTCGGACCACCTGGTACTGGCAAAACATCAATAATTAAAGCAATCGCTTCTCATTTTGATTATGATATTATAATCATTAATTTGAATAATTTTAATGACGGAAATATTAATCAGATCTTC